GCCCGGAAGGAAGCCGAACTGGCCTTCCAGGTAGCCGCCCGGCGCGCTGCGTATGTCGCGGAGGCGGATCCACTGTTCCTGGAGTGGCAGTACGACGAAACGCCCGAGAAGGAAAAGGCGTGGCGCGACAAGGTCGCCGAGATCAAAGCGCGCTACCCACTGCCAGAACGCACCTGAACCCGACCGCGAAAGCGGTTTTTTTTCGTCTTGAACAAGCCCCCGCCTGGGGGCTTCTTATTTGGAGAGCATGCCCATGGCAGCGGATTACTTGCACGGCGTCGAGCAATATTTCCTCGACGATGAGGGGCGGCCCATCGAGATTCTGGCCGCTTCGACCATCGGCCTGATCGCGACGGCGGACGATGCCGACCCTCTGGTCTTTCCGTTGAACACCCCGACCCTGTGCAACAGCGACAAGCTGCTGGCCAAGGCCGGCACCACCGGCACGCTGCGTAACGCGCTGTCGGACATCTACACCCAGGCCGGCGCCGTGGTGGTGGTCGTGCGGGTGGAGAGCGACGAAGACCCCGAGGAGCAGCTGGCCCACGTGGTCGGCAGCATCGACAACGAAACCGGCAAGTACACCGGGCTCAAGGCGTTGCTGGCCGCCGAATCGCTGGTGGGCGTGCGTCCGCGGCTGATCATCGCGCCGGAGTTCAGCCACCTGCTCGGCGTCGGCGCCGCGATGGAGACGGTCGCGAAGAAGCTGAACGCGCTGCCGATCATCGACGGCAGCGAGTCTGGCTACAGCAACGTGATCGACGAGTGCGCGCAGTTCAAGGAAGCGATTTTCGTCAACGCCGGCATCAAGCTGCTGGACGAGAAAACCGGACAGATCGTGACCCGCAAGGCGTCGGCGACGGTCGCCGGGCACATGGTCCGCGTCGACAACGACGAGGGCTACTGGAACAGCCCGTCGAGCCGGAAGATTCTCAACATCGTCGGCACCTCGGAGGTGATCGACCATGCGATCGGCAGCACCACCAGCAAGGCCAACCTCTACAACAGCAAGAACGTCGTGGTGATCGTCAACCAGCAGGGCGGCTGGTTCCTCTACGGCAACCGGCTGGCCAACGGCGCCATGATCCCGCACCAGCGCATTCGCTACATCGTCGGCGACTCGATCCTGTACGCGCACCAGGAACTGTGCGACCGCAACGCCACCGGTGGCTATGTCAGCGGCGTGAAGAACCGCGTGAACAAGCTGCTGCGCCGCCTCAAGAGCCGCGAGGTGATCAGCGGCGGCGAGTGCTGGGTGGACAAGGAACTGAACACCGCCGCCATCGGCACCGGCCAGGTCTATTGGGACTATGACCTGGGCCTGTACGACGTGGCCGAGCGCCTGACTTTCCGTCAGCACATCTCGACCAAATACAACGAATCCATTTTCGAGTAAGGAGGCCAGGTCATGGCCGGTGCAAAGCTGCCGTCGATTCTTGTCGACATCAATACGTTCCTGAAGGACGAGTCCTTCGCCGGGCGTGCGAACACCGTCACCTTGCCCAAGGTGGTAATCAAGACCATGGACATGGTCATGGCCGGCGTCGCCGGCGACATGGAGCGCGACCTGGGGCGCCTGGAAAAGCTGGAATCGGAAATCACCATTTCCGACTACAGCGACAAGGTGGTGGACCTGGTTGGCTCCCGCGAGAGCCGCGACGAGGTGCTGGAGTTGCGCGGCGCCGTCGACCGCGACGGCCAGATCAAGACCGTGGTGGTCCGCCTGCAGGGCTACTGGAAGTCCACCGAGTTCAACGAGTGGGCGCCTGAGAAAGAGTCGACGATGAAGTTCGCCGTCGCTGTCGAGCTGTTCCATTTCGAAATGGACGGCAAAGAGCTGATCTACATCGACAAGCTCAACAACGAATTCCGCGTCAACGGCAAAGACCGGAACAAAGAAATCCGCACCGCGCTGGCCCAGTAGGGCCGGCGTTGCACGCATCTGAATTCAAGGACCTGACCCCATGAGCAAGACCGTAACCCTGACCCGCCCCCTGAAGCGCGGCGACCAAGAGATCACCGAGGTGACGCTGCGTGAGCCCAGTGCGGGGGAGCTGCGCGGCCTGGAAATGTTCGACGTGATCCGCATGGGCGTGAACGCCCACCGCACCCTGGTTCCGCGCATTTCCAACATCACCGCCAATGAGTTCGACGCCCTGGCACCACGCGACCTGCTGTCGGTGAACACCGAGGTGGTCGGTTTTTTCACGGAATAACTGCGCTACCGCGCGACGTGATGGAGGCCGAGGCCGACATCTTTCTGGTCTTCACCGGCTGGGACGCGCTGACCACACAGGGCATGCGGCTTGAAGAGCTGATGCGCTGGCACGCCATCGCGCTGGAGCGCTACGAGCAAGGCAAAGCCGGACAGTCCTGATGGGCGTCCGGCCTTTTTTTGGAGGGCGAAATGTCGAGCTCTATGCGGCTGAACCTGATCATGGGCCTGATCGACAAGATCACCGGACCGATACAGAAGGTGACCAGCGAAACCGATCGGATGGGCGAGCGGGTCAAGAAGACCCAGACCGCGCTCAACCAGCTGGGCAATAACGCCAAGGACATCGAACACCTGCGCGCCCTGCAGGAGCGTAGCGGGCGCACGAGCAGCGCCTTGCAGGAGGCGCAGGCCAAGGCCAGGGATCTGGCCTTGCAAATGAAGGCTACGGCCGATCCGACGCAGAAGTTGTCGGCAGCGTTTGACCGCGCGACCTCCCAGGTTCGCCGGTTGCAAGAGCAGCAGCAGGCCGAGCGCCTGGAACTGCAGCAGACCACGGGGCGGCTCAAGGAAGCCGGGGTCTCGACGCAGCGCCTGGATGAAGCCACGCGGCGTATAGCCGTCGAGACCAAGCGCTACAACGAGCAACTGGCCAAGGAGCAAAAGGCGCTCGACCGGGTGGCCGAGAAGCAGAAGCACCTGGCCGACATCAAGCAGCGCAACAGCGACATGAAGATGGACGCCATGGGCGACGCGCTGGGTGTTGGTGCGGCGATCCTGGGCGCCAAGAAGCTGGTCGATGCCTATGGCGAGGTGGTCACCGCGCGCAATGACGGCCTTGCCTTGGGTCTTGACCAGGCGGGTATCGACTCAATCACCGCCAAGGCCAAGGCGTTCTCCGACATGTGGTCGGGCACGACCCAGGCGGAGTTCATTTCCGGCGCGGTCGAGATCAAGTCGGCCATCGACACCCTGGGGGCGGAAGCCATCGGCGACTTCACCAAGATCGCCGCCCTGGTCGCCAAGTCGACGAAGTCCACCACGAACGAGATGACGTCGTTGATGGCCACCGGCTACGGCGTGTACCGCCGGCAGTTCGACGAGTTCGGCAAGTCGGTCGTGTCTGGCTGGGACAAGATGGGGCAGGAAGAGCGCGACATCAAATTCGGCGAGTACTTCGCCGCCGGCCTGGTCGAGTGCGTGAACGTCTTCAAATCGGACGGTCAGCAGATGTCCGCGGCGCTGACAAACCTCGGCGCGACGGCGACTTCGGCCAACGTTTCCTTCGCCGAGCAGTTGGCGATCCTCGGTCAGCTGCAGCTCACCATGTCCGGGTCGGAGGCGGCCACGAAATACCGGGCCTTCATCGGCGCGGCCGGCGGCGCGGCCAAGAAACTCGGGCTCGACTTCACCGATGCGAACGACAACCTGAAGTCGATGCCGGAAATCCTCGAAGAGCTGAAAGACAAGTTCGGCGACACCTTGGATGCCGTAGAAACACAGAAGATGAAAGAGGCGTTCGGCACCGATGAAGCCATCGCCCTGATCCAGCTGCTGTACCCCGAAGTCGATTCGCTGAAGAAGAACATCGGCGGGATGCAGGAGGCGCTCAAGGGCGGCATGAGCACCACCCAGCGGATGGCCGAGATCATGAACAGCGGCCCCAGCGAGGCCTTCAAGCTGATGACCCAGCGCGTGCAGAACGCCTCGGTCAGTATCGGCGAGCAGTTGGCCCCGGCCCTGGTGCTGGGGGCCAACCTTATCGGCCAGCTGGCCCAGTTCGTCGGTTACCTGGCGGAGCAGTTTCCGTTCCTGTCCCAAGTGCTGGCCTTCGCGGCGGTGGGCTTGGTCGGCTTGAAGGTGGCGTCGATTGTCGCCCGGCTCAGCTTCGCGTTCTTCTCGGACGCGGTGATGCTCGCCAGCAAGACCCTGTCGTTCTTCACCCTGACGAACCTGCGGGCCCAGGCCGTGATGCTGGTGACGCGCATTCGAGCCCTGGCCGCTGGCGCTGCGCTGTTGCTGTTGGGCACGGCCGCGCGCGCCTTTGCTGTCGGTGCCGCGATCATGACGGCGGCGCAGTGGGCGCTCAACGCAGCCATGCTGGCCAACCCGATCGGCTTGGTCATCCTGGCCATCATGGCGTTGGTTGCCGTGGTGGCTGTGG